TCTGGTACGTTCTCTGATCAATGTTTATGGTGATCTGCACTACAATCCTTCTTCGTGTAATTTCTTTAAGTATAGCTTGTGCGCTTCAAGCTCCAGATAATGTGTTTCTTTTACCCGAGCTTGAGCATCGATGTGAGTCTGTCTAACTACATAATACTCTTCTTCGATCTCTTGCCTACGTGAGTTATTAGCTTTTGGGTTTAGACGAGGCTTATGTAAAGTAGACATTGTACCGGCCGATGGGTAACACTTTAGTACACCGCTAGAGTCTATACCCTTATCCCCATCAGTGGCAACAATATCTACGTGACAGTATAGACATTTTGAATCAGGGTTAAAGCTCATCGCTAATCCTTAGAAACACTGTTGACATACTATACACCATCACTACTATGAGAATAATACTAAGTATAAATGAAAAGAGCACTGCGCTCCAGGTATAGATGCCTTCTAAGTCCGTACCGTCAATGGTGCGACCATCCCAAAACTTATAGAGAAAAGTTACATATGCTTTTGCTGCTACTAATATAGTTAGGAATAGAAACAAGTGCATTATTCACCATACTTCTGAGAATCAGCGTACTCTTCCTCAGTAGCAAAACGGATGCAACAACCATCGCAGCCATGTACCCCGTCGTCAGCCTTATTAATTATGCGGATGTCATCTGGGTCTGGATGGCCTACGCCATGGCTACAGATACGTTCCATGATGCCACGACCAAATCGATAGAATTGCTTAAAGCTCCGCATATGGTGGTCTGTGCGGTTATGAATCGTACATGCATCAGGACTTTTGCATTCGTCTGGTTCATGTGCCAATAATTTAATATTGCTATTCTCTAGATTTGTATACTTCATCACAATTCCTCTACTAGTTCCCACATAGTGGTCAGGTTCTTGTTCATGGTGCAACGGTGAGCTACTGCGCTACCAATTGCTTGGATCTCTTCGCTGCATTTTGGGCAACGCCATCTTTTCATTTTTGATGCTGTACGAGCCATTGAGCTACCTTTCTTAACTGTAATTATATTACTGCATCGGTTTTAAGTTTGTCAAGTCGGAATACACTTCTTAAGCTTAAGCCATCACGCATTTTCTCAACTTGGACCAGAACAGGTGTACCAACTTCAAGCTCATTCTTCACCCTTTTATAAGCTTCTGGGAATGCGACGATCTGTACTGTCTCATCTCTCTGCGATAATTCTTCTTCTTCTTCAAGCATATCGTCTTCAAGGCTAGAGATCGGTAGTTCCACCCATAGTTGGCACATTTCGGATCCTGGGTGCTTGCCCTTCTTTGTTACCAATGGTTTGATCATGGTTACGATACCACCGAGCATTGCTTTCTCACCTTGGAACATGTGCTTCTCTCCGGGGAAATTGTGTTCTTCTTCAATTACTTCGATGTAATCAGCAAGAGGATCAATACTAACCATAGTACCCAAAAGGTCCTGTTCGTTAGCACCACGCGCATCAATCGCTTCAACGTTGATTGAAAGACAATCGAAATAATTGTCACGTCCAGCACAATAAATACAAACAGCATCGCAATTATTATCAACATATTTTTTATATTCCTTACGGGTCTTGTAATACTCGTACAAAGCAGTTTTTGGGTCACCGCATAAACTATCGAAGACACCACATTTAATCATAGATACAATAACACGCTTGTTAATGCGCTTTGTCGGCACACGGTTCAAGAAGTCTTCCATACTAGCGAATGGGCCAAACTTATTGATCTCAGCTGCAGCGTTTGCAACGTGCTTAACCTTGCTTAGACCATAACGGATATTCCCATCGCTAGTGAGTGTGAAGTTGTCACCGCTCTCGTTAATGTCTGGACCAAGGACCTCAATACCCATACGGCGAGATTCACGCTGGTAAATAACACTATCGTTGGGATTAGTACGGAACAATGCAGTCATGAACTCCTGCGGGTAATGATGCTTCACCCATGCAGTCCAGTAGGAGAGCATTGAATAACCATAACCGTGACTTTTGTTGAAACCATACATACCAAAGGCACGCATATCATCAAAAATAGATTCTGCAGTCTTTTTATCGATTCCATTGTCGATACACTTCTGAACAAAGATCTCAGCTTCGTCCTTCATGTCCTCATAGTTAGACTTGGCCACTGCCTTACGAACACGGTCAGTCTCAACAATGGTATAGCCAGCTAGCGCTACACATGTTTCCATGATCTGTTCCTGATAAACGAAACTACCGTAGGATACACCGAGGATGTCGCGTAGCTTAGGGTGCTTATACGTTACGTTACGCTTGCCCTCACGCTTCTGCATGTACATCTCGAGAAGATTAAGTCCAGTCTCAGAGTCTACTGACCGAGTAATACCTGGGCGGTAGATGGCAATCATGGTGCAGAGGTCTTCTATGCTTCTTGGTTGGAATCGCTTAACCAGACTTCTAAGGGGACCTGTCTCGATTTGGAATAACCCAATATTGTTACCGGTGCAGATGGAGTCCCAGACAGCACTATCGTTGTAATAGGTGTCCCAGTCGTAGTTCCATTCATAGAAATGACGGAAAGGTAGGGTGCCATCGTTGCTCTCCTTGATTAGATCTAATGCAGCCATAAGTGTGCTAAGTGTGCGGAGTCCGAGCAAGTCGATCTTGACGAACCCAAGCTCGTCTACACCGTTCATATCGAATTGTGTGCGGATATCATCTTGGCTAGGACTGTAGCGCAATGGCATAGCACCAATGAGTGTATCTTTGCTGATTACGATACCTGCAGCGTGAGCACTGGTGTGACGAATGTGATTGACAAACTCAGGAAGATTATCGAATAGCTTAGGATACTTTACCATCCACGGCGAATAATCCTTAGAATACTGATGCATAACATCTGCCCAGCTGGCACCACGGTTCTTAAGGTTCCAGTCATCCTCAATGATGTCACACATCTCTTGAGTGTCTTCCTTGTTGATACCTAAACCACGGCAAACATCCTTGATTGACTGCTTTGGCCCTAAGGTGTTCGATGTGCCAATCGAAGCAATGTTATAACGGCCATACTTCTTTTCGAGGTAAACGCGTACCATACCACGTTCTAGCTTTGGCATGTCGATGTCAATATCTGGCATACTTACGCGCTCAGGGTTAAGGAACCGTTCGAAGATAAGGCCGGATGGGATAGGGTCTACCTCAGTAATATCCATTACGTATGACAGCAATGAACCACCAGCTGAGTTGTGGACAACTTTATTCCCAATAATATAACTATGATCTTGTGACGATACACCAATATCATAGACTGGGCCTACATAGTGCTCAATCGTCTTTGATTTTAGCTTCATTTTTCTCTCTCTTACTCAAAATACTTTGACGAATCTTTTCTTTTGTTTCTTCTGTGCATGGGATACCTTTATTCCATGCAGTTTGTCCCCTACTGCTTTCTGACATTTTCTTTCGTGATTCTTCTGAGAATATTTTCCCTTTATTGGCTTCAGAGATTTTCTTCTTAGAATCCTCCGTATGCGGTGTGCCAGGTTTCCCAATTTTAGATTCAGATATTTTTTTCTTAGTTTCTTCCGAAACAATCCTACCAGAAAATATTTGTGAATGTTTAACTCTACGATTGTCAGTCCATGACGATTTGATATTATCTATGCCTTCTTTACTCATTTTCTTACCTTTGTTGGATGAAGGCTTCCCCTTTTTAGCTAAAGATAACTTTTTTTTATGTTCTTCAGTCTTTGCTTTGCCTTTATTAGCTTCACTAATTTTCTTACAAGTATCTTCTGTAAATACTCTACCCTTATTAGCTTCACTATACTTTTTTTTCATTCCAGGCAAAGAAGGATGAGTACCATTCTTCATCTTTGTTTCGGTGGTTTTATCTTGTTTGGCTTTAGATAGCACGGGATCATTATTAACTCTTGCATTAGATTCTATTAACTTTCTAAGAATCTCTTCTCTATTAGGGTTATTTGTATACGAATCTTTTTGGTTACCACCTGGTTGTATATTGTAAGCTATTTTCCTGTTGTTAGCATCTAGTTTGCTAATCCATTCTATCTCTGCTTGATTGAGTTCATCTATAGTATTACAAACTTGGAGTACTTCTTTAAAAAAATTAAGTTTTCCATAAAATTTTATAGCATTCACGATGGCAACCCCTGACCCATAATAGTTTGGATCATCGTGTGTATCTTGCCCTATATAAAATTTCCCGTTAATTTTGTTCGTCGTCTTGTAAACTTGCATAATGTTCTATTACCTCGTCATCTAGCGTTAATTCGATGGCAGGCACCCAACCTCTTTGAGTCAAGAACTTATGATCTTGCGTACATTTTATTATCGCACCGTCTTCGAATTCTAATGAAATTATATCTTCATCGATTTCATAAACAAATGTATTAATAACCGTACTTTCACCTTCAAAGTAATTTGTTACCTTGTCACCTTTCTCTATTAACTCTATTAACTTATGTTCTCCATTACACTGTCCTACATAAGATCCAGGTAAAAAACATCCACGGCTAGGTCCTACAAGGAATCCTTCACTCTTACTCCAATTGATGAGGTCTTGTACGGTCAAGAAGTAGCCTGGGAATCCACGAGTGGTAACGATTTCGATCTCGTATTCTAGGCGGTCTCGATATACCTGAATCATATCTTCAGCGGTATGCCCAACGATCTTACGGGCGAAGCCTTCTTCGGCAGTCTCACGCATCTTACGTTCGTCCATCTTGGCAGTATTGTAGAATACAGGCATCTTACGTGAGCCTGGTACCCGAGCATCGCACATATCAGCAATCTCACCAGTACGTTTGATAGCTCCGTCAACAATCGAATCGGGTAGATAGCTTAAACGGCTACGAGTCTCTTCCTCTGAGAAGAGGCACAACTGATTAGAACCATAGCTGAACCGTGATGGGTCATTGATGGTCTTGCCCATCTGGATAGCTGTCATGAGTTCATGCGCATACCACTGGTCGGGCTTAGCGTAGTGAGAGTCTGCTACGGTAATCAGAGGAACGCTGTAGTCAAGAGCAGCTTCTGCAACGCGCAAGTTCCATTCGTTGCTCTCTGGGTCAAGATACGTGTGCAGCTCTAGGTGGAATCGTTCACCAAAGATCGCTTGGTATCGACCGATACGCTCTACAGCCTTTGAATAATTACCTTCATCTTTAAGGTGCTTACCGATGCAACCACCCATGCAACCACCAGTGATGATAAGCCCTTCATTGTACTTTTCCAGTAGTTCCCAGTCGAAGCGTGGGTTGCCGTAGTAGCTACCTTCGATATAAGCAAGGCTGGAAAGTGACCACAAGTTCTCTAGGCCTTTGGAATTCATTGCCAGGATTGTCATGTGGTCGTAGTTCTCGCCCTTCTTGCCAGCTTTCTCATGGCGATTCTCGGTGAAGTAACCTTCCATGCCATAGATGGGCTTGATACCAGCCTTATCAGCTGCATGCTGGAGCTGTAGGTGGCCACTGCATTCACCGTGATCGGTAATAGCTACGGCACTCTGCCCAAGGTCTACTACACGGTTAACAATATCATCGATTGTTGCGAGACCATCGAGGCAACTGTGCTCTGAATGAACGTGTAAAGCGACTAATTTATCTGTCATGATTCAACCTTACTATATGGAGGAGGAAGCAGCCTATCCTAGACTTCAGCTACTTCACGGGCGTTGGAAGGGGATACCAGGACCCGAAACTTAATGCAAACTAGTTTTCTACAATAGCAAGAATGTGGTCAGAAAGGAAGACAAGATAGTCTTCATCCTCGATCACAATCTTCTGCGCAGAACGCTTGCTAAATACTACTGTATCACCAACACTAATGCCAGTAGGCAGCAGGGTGCCATTACTGGTAACTCTACCAGGACCTACGGCAACCACAACACCAGTTTCTGGCATGGCAGCAGCTGAATCAGGGATGTAAAGGCCACTCTCAGTGGTTTCTTCTACCTGTGCAATCTTAATTACTACTTTATCTTCTAGTACAGTAAACGACATATTCATTCCTTTTGTTTTGGTAACTAGCATACCCAGAGCGCAACGATCGCTTATGGTGTGCACTCTGGGCATACTAGCTGGGTTTTGCTTGTGGAAGCAAACGTTATGCCTGAGCTGCTAGCTTACGCTGCAAACGCTCTGCGGTGGTTTCTTCCTCAATGGATACGTAGTCATCCTCTGCGTACTCTTCTTCAACAGCCATTGCTGGTGCGGAGTAATTGCTGGAGCTAGATGGCTTCTTATCCATCTTATCCTTAACAATACCACGGATCTTCGCGTCGTAGTACTCGGCTGAACCAATACGCTTGAGGTAGGCCTCAAGGTCTGGTACAAACTTCTCGTAACGGCTGTCCATGTTGGCGATTTCCTTCTCAGGTTGGGCGAATGCCATGTACGTGGTGTCAGTACCAGCACCTTGTCGCATAATCTCGATTTCACGATCACGAAGTGACCCATACTTCTCGGAGATAACAGCAATCTGATTCCAGAAGTTTCGCATACCCTGTGAGACGATGCCGACATAAGGACGCTTCTTGATGACAGTCTTACCGTCTACCACGTCTTCGTACTCTTCAGTAACATCACGGTAGCCAGTGGTCTTACCATTTTCCTTAACTTCTTCACGAAGTACGGCAATGCCATAACCAACATCACGACGGTACGCACCAGGGGTGCCCTTCTCACGAGCACAAAGCTCACAAGACTCTTCGAACGCACTACGGCAGACGAAAGCTGTCGTCTTACCGTCGAAGGTAGGGACCTTGTCATGCACTGGCACGACGTAGATGTCGTTGGAATCCGTCAGGAATCGCAGAGCCTTTGTCTCTGTAGACCGCCAATAGAACCACTTAGTCTGCTCATACGTTCGAGGGCCTTGACTCTGTTGTGAACGTTCAATACTGGCTTTTACGGCAGCCATGCCTTTTTGCAACGCCATTAGTTTATCTTTCTATTAAAAGCCCTAGGGCTGTATGTATTTTATTATTTTGTTGTTGTACTGCATCTTCAATAGTAGCAGCTTAACTGCTGTAAGTCAAGCAGTGTTTTAACTGATACTCAAAAGAATTTACTGAAGCGGGTATAACATCTAGCGTAGCAGGATCTTCATCATCGGGGGTCTCAATTATAGATAATTTCGTATAACTCCCTAAACTCTCTATAAGATGACTCGTGGCCATACGACCAGGGGCGTCACCATCCATAAAGATAATCACCCGAGAGAAATTACGTAGCAAAGCGAGTTGGCTAGCATCAACTTTTGCGCCGAATGTTGCTACGACGTTATCAATACCCCGACTTTTCATCACAAGGACGCTCATTGGGCTCTCAACAACGTACACCTCATCGTGCAAGATTGCATTATCCAAATTAAACAGCCATGCACCTCGAGGGAAACCCTTAGAGTTCCTGTACTTGGGAATTCCTTGAATATCTTGTAGCTTACGTGCTACCCATCCAACTAGTTGACCTTTCATGAAATGTGGTATTACAACCCTATCGACAGCAACCATCCGCTCTCCCTGTGGGGATTTTTGGACCTCTGACCGGTTCTTCTCTACACCAGTTCGCATCTCCCGTTGTACGGCCTCTGAGACCCCTCTGGAGGTAAGGTAGTCGCATGGGCCTTCCCAACGTCTAAGCAATGTATCACTGTAGATGGGGATATCAGTACGTTCATGATGGTTTTGCTCGAAAACACCTTCCAAACGCTTGATAAAATCCTCAATCGGCACGATCGTAGTCCCATTGGCTTCTCCCATGAGGATTGCAACGGCTTCTTCACGGCTTACATTCAGTGAGTTCTGAACTAGCCAAATTACGCTACCGCCCCCGCACGTAAAGCAATTAAACAATAGAGTATCTTTATTTAAGCTAGCACTGGGGCTTTGATCCCCATTCTTATGGTTGCCAATGCGGAGATGGCACGAGTGAATAAGCTCATCGCCACTCTCATGGATCTCGCCTACTCCTAAAATGTCTTGTAGCACCACATAAGCGTTGAGGCCGTTGAATATATCATGCATTACAATTCTCATCCTCTTGGTGACATCCAAAGATACGCCCATGGAACATACAAAGTGATCCTTTACAGGTCTTTACATCTTTTACAAGTTCTTCAGCGTTCATAGATAATACTCACCTTCCCCCCATTGTCAGGGCATTAATGAACCATCACGACTGATAATATAGACTGGTTCAACCTTTTTATAAGCTTCAAAAACTGTACCAAAACCAACAAGATTAGGTAGTTCTTCGGGGGTCATACTTCTGCTCCGTCAGGGTGTCCTAAAGCCTTTCCCTTTTCGCAGGGATATGGCTTCCAGCAAGTCCTACACCACGGGTCCTCTCGGTCAGTATCCCCATCATGATAATGGTATTCAATCAATGATTCGTAAGCATCCAGTACCTTGATTACGTCGCAGGGCCACTCCACGTAATACTCGCCACAACCGCACCTATCGCAGTAATCGCAGATTGAGCCGTAATCATCAAATATTTCTCGGTGCTTCTCTCGTAGGGCTTGGCGCTCGTCTTCAGTCATGGGATCATCTTTGCTAGTGATTGGGCAAAATTCAACGCTATCGTCAATGCTTCTAATGTTTTCTTATTATCATCATAGAGTTCTTCGTAAGCGTCTAGTACCTTGATTACGTCGCAGGGGTGTGACATTGCTCCACCACAAGCCAAGCACCGCCCCCCGTCATTAAGACGCTTGCTGTGCTTCTCTCGTAGGGCTTGGCGTCCGGCGGGGGTCACGAGTGCCACACAATCTCTGTGCCATAGCGAGGTTCGGGGTGTCCGTGGACCTTCATGGCGTCCTCGAACGAGGCCCAAATGCTGTGGGACACCGAAGGACCGTTCCAACGGAGAACGCAGGTTCCGTCTGGGAAAACAACACCCCAGTAGGCGGCAATGTCTGGCCCAAATGGTCGTTGATTTTCGTCGTGGGTTTCGCTTAAGTCGCCCTTGCGGTACACGGTAAATGTTTTGATGGTCATGGCTTCTCCGTTTCTGCGATTCGGTGGTCGGGCTGGTGCTTGATGAGTGTAGACATTCTGCCTCCAACCTTCATGGATGGGGAACCAATCACCATTTTCAAGATCTACTTGTACGAGAGTTTCCTTACAGTGTCGGCAGTTCATACTCTCTTCACCCAGTCTCTTGATTTACAATTATTGCAGTAGCGAATAATTATTGGGACTTCACCATATTCGTTTGCCCTAACAGCTTCACACCACTTACCGTAGTCATGGCCTTTTAACAAGCATTTAAAATTCATAGTTTCTCTCCGAGTTTAAAGCAGTTCATGGTACAAGGATTTCATCTGGCCAGACGTAGGGAAGATCATTTGCTTCATCCCAAAATTGATTATAATGTTCAGGCAGCTTGCGTGTCAAATTGCTACGATGACTGCGATGGAATTCTTCATTGCCTAACCAATCAGGCTTTGTCAATCCGAATGGCTTACCAAGAATGATGTCTGTGGTTTTTTCTAGGCAAGTATCTTTATACCCGCGTGAAGTCCATTCATTGCAGATAGCAAGCTGGTACAGATAAAGGTACCATTCGTGACCACGCCACATATTTACAGCTGGATGGTTCTGCCAACCGTAGGAAGGATCGAATAGGGCTTTCATAACTTGCATAGTTTCGACCCGCTGTTTCCCCAAACGCTGACGGTCTAGCGATGCAGCTGACTCTTTGAAGCTTTCATAGGGTAAAAATGTTTGCATACTTACTAACTTTCTCTACTATTGTTGCACTGTTTATCATACTAGCAGGTTTTACAACAGGTATGGTGGACTAGGCAAAATTCTAGACCACCACACCCGTGTATTACTCAGCGTTAGCTTCTTCGTACTCTCTGACAATACTCAAGTTGGTTCGATCATGCAACTCCATGCTCATCATCCAAGACTTGAGGTTGCTTCGTCGGCTCTTCATGATATCAAGCACTAGAGCTTCCTGACGCTTCATCTCCTGAGTACAGCCGATTCCGAGAGCAATGTCTACGATCTGTTCGATCTGTGAGCTAAGGCCGATATTGCCTAGACCACCACGACCCTTCTTACTCTTCGTAGCCTCACGGTTGAACTGAGCAAGCCATACGGATGCCATACCCATCTCACGATTAGTAGCTGCGACATCGGTGATTACTTCAGACATTTGCAACGATTGGTAGTTGCTGTTTGAACCGAAGTTCTTATCAGTAGTGATCCATGACAGTTGGTCACCTACCATAAGTTCGGCACCCCAATGCTTAGCCTTGGAATAAAGTTCCATGACACTACGCTCAGATTTCTTGCTTGGAGAATCGATAAGAAGGTACTCACCAAATTCCATGATCTCTTCCCGAGCATCTTTAAGGCGCTTCAACTCATTAGGAGTAAGTTCACCACGTTCGTAACGAGTGTAAGGGACACCACTGACTAGGCAGTCGAGTCGCATGAGCGTAAGCTCCTTGCTCAATTCTAGCGATGCGAAATAAACCTTATTCTTGCGTCGTGCTGCCTCTAGTGCGATTACTGATCCAACCCATGACTTACCAACGTTTGGGATACCAACGACCACGGCAAGCTCACCCTTGCGGATCCCATACATGTGGTCATTAAGAGCATCCCAGCCAAGATAAATGCCTTTCTTATCCTTTGTAGGGTTAGCAACTTCATCCATGTATTGGTTAACACGGCGGTCATAACCTTCGCCATAGATTTCAATACGTGCACGGGTGCTAGTGTCACTCTGGATTCTTGAAAGGTTACTTAAAGCGATCGAGATGCCTTCTTCAGGGTCCTTATCCAAAGCGTTAGCTGCTTGTAGTAATGCGCCCTGAGCAGTTGACTTACGGTATTTTGTCACCATTTCTTCGATGAGTACACCAACAAGGTATTCCTCTTCTGGCCAGTCATGACGATCAAAATAATCATCAAACTTTGTCTCTAGGAAATCTTGTGTCACCGTCTGCTTGAATTCACTGCGGACGTAGTAATCAAGGCTGTAGTCAAACAGCTCCCGGATTCCTACATCGAAAAAGTGCTCACTACGAATACCTTGGTCCCAAATCTTTTGAAAGCTCTCTAGGTTGGTGAAATGCTTTATAAGGCTGCGTTCAATATCCATTACAAAATCTTTCTTACTTGTCCGGTCTTAATCTCATCTAGAGTACGGTTTCTTGCATACTCACGGTAGTCGATACCTTCCATGTTGTGAACGATCATACGCTCTTTCAACAATGAGAAAATAGCACTACCGTATCCCTCGTTCAATTCTTCAATCGTCATATTCGTGGTGATGAATGTTGGTCGGTTATCGAGCGCACGCTGACGAAGCACGTGGTCGAATGTTGCTTCACTAAGATTGTTTTTGGTTCGGAATTCCTTGCCAATGTCATCTAAGAAGAATACATCACTCTTTACTACCTTGCTCTCGAAACGAGCCTTGTCCTCATTGCTTCCCCAACCACGGGTGAACTCGTCAACCATTTGGGTGAAGGTAGCGAAGTACACCTTGTAGCCTAGCTTAACCAATTCTTTAGCGATAAGACTAGTAAGGAGTGTCTTGCCGGTTCCCCATGAACCATGGTACAAGCATCCCATACCACCCTTGACGAATTCCTTGTGCTGACCTAGGTAAATACGAGCGAGGTCCGATGCCTTCTCATCACCGTGGAAGTCTTCCCAGCTTAGCTTCTGATAATTCAAACCAATGCCTGCACGCAGGTAGTGCTTATAAAGCTGTAGCTGAATCTTGCAATCGCCACATGATCGATCTTCGCACGTGGGGCAACCACGCTTATTGAAGGTCTCAAACTGTGGGTACTTTAATGCTAGGTAGTCGATCTCATCATCGTCTAGGAAATCATACTTGAGATTGACATAATCCTTCTGCCAATCAAACATTGAATCGTTTAAGGAAATCATCAGTTGACATTAACCCTTCTGAACTTGGTCGGTTTTCTTCTTTAATTTTATCTTGTTGCAACTCAACGTAAAGGATGTCTTGCATCCATTTACTGCCCTGACTAAAAGCTGTAATAGTGAACACCTTATCATTAATCTTGCCCTTGTGCTTATCAAAAAGGAGCTCAATCATTAACCCAGCGTTATCACCATAACGTTCTTTAAAAGACTTAAGAATCGATGTTTCTTTGACCCACTCTACGTTGTAGTCGTAGCCTTGAGTCTCTTTGAATCTACTACAAAAATACAACAACAATTCTCGTGCATTAGCTTTTGACAAATCTAATTCTTTAACGAGATCTTCTTTACTTGCTGCTCGTTCTACTTCTACTATCTCATCGTAACTATCATCATCATAGTTAGCAAGAGGTCCATCAAAGCTTTTCTCTTCTATTGTCATTTTTGTTTACCTTTGCTGACAGAAACTTTTCAGAAACATCTGAAAAAATCTGAATCTTCTTACTGATCCAAACGCGTGTTACTTCATCGATATCACCTAGGTTACGACCAGTGGGTCCAATCGCTGAAATATTCTCTTTGCTTATTAGGATGAATCTCCACTGAGAATCAATGTTATCTTTATTGTTCTCTTCATGCCCATAGAGTTGTACCCATTTTTCGTCAAGCCCGCACAGGAAACCTTCGTAGACAAAACCATCACTAAAGATTTGTACTTCTTGGCGTTTACCCGCAATGATAGCAATGTTTCTTTCGAACATTACATCTGATACTTGAGCTAACTTGTCTTGAATTTTATCCATTAATCTTTACCCATCTTATTCCATCCGTCTTGCTTATCATTGAAATTATCCCAGAAACTTTTGAATCCGTCACTGTTCTGTTCTTTGATTGCTGTCTTTTTATTTATTACATTTTTAGCTAGATCCCATGCAACCAAAATTGGTGATGTCACCAGTACGATTGGGATAATTAATAAAATACTAATTGCTACACAGAGTGTCAACAGCATTCTATAGATCTTAATCCCAATAATTTTATCATACAACTTTTGGATGCATGGTTTTGACAATAAACCTGTCACGGTTACTTCCTCTCTTTCCTTACTTAAGAATTAAATATAGTCTTCATCACCGTTAAAGAAGCAATCTAGATCATCTTCCTCTGGTGCATAGATATTGAAATCATCTATGTTGTCATACTGCTCAAAGAATTCTGGAAATTGCATTTCTCCAACTTCACAAACTCTCATGACCATACGATCTTCTAGATAGTCTAGCACATCATGATCATCTTCAAAGTTCACTGCGATAGTACTAATACTATCACCAACTTTATCGATGTAATCACCGATCTGCTCTAGATCATCAACATGAATCAATCTTATGTCACCGTAGAGCTTATCAAACTTTTCTCTTGAGTTCAAACTATCAATGCGTACAAATTTAGCGTAGTGATTCGCTTCAACGAGGTTCTTTGCTAAATCGCTTTTACGGGTCAATGGAAGCTTACTGCGGTATTCGTCGATCGCTATCTCGTACAAAGATTGCATCGTTGCACTGAAATGCTTTACCATAGATTTTGTTATCGGCCCAATGATGAAATAGAACTTTGGTGCCAATGTACCTTCACCATAAAAGCTGAAGAAATCAAAACAGATTTGTCTGATGATTGTCATGTTAAGGTTCTCTGATTTTACGACACCAAAACTAAACTTGAAACCATGCTCCCATACACGACGGTCTACTGTTTCGTATTCACGGAATGCTTCCATGGCGTTGGAATCACCAAACACTATTATATCTGTTGACAATTCTATCTCATCACGCCAATCGTTACTGAGTTTTAACTCATCATGCATTGTCAATAAAACTTTAGTACGTACACCTTCACCAAAGTTTTCGAACACATTTTGCACCATGAAATAATCATCTAAGCTATACGTCTTTACAACTACGCTATCTGGACCAGCTAGCTTCAAGCAAAGAAACACACTCTTAGCAACTACCCATGGAGCTTCTTTATAACTTATTATTAAGAAGTTTCGACCTGTTTTGGTATCATTCTCTTCGAATGTCCTAGGGATTTCTAAATGTTCTATAGCCATCCTATAATCACTTTCTAAAAAGCGGCTATATTGGGCTAGGATGCTTACCATATCTAAGTTAGGGTTGATAATCCAATCAGACATTTGTCATCGTAATCTTTTACCAAATCTAGGGGCATCTAACCACAGGTTGTGATGTTTCCATCTATCCTTTATTTGTACAAAACCAAGTAGATCAAAAAGTTCTTCTAATTCATCAGAGTAATCTGAACCTGGTTGGATAGGATTAAATTGTAGCTGCCCTAAAGGAGGGAATGGCAATTCTTCATCGATACCTAGTTCTATCAGGCTGAATGCTTTCTTTACAATATCAATATTCTCAGAGATCTTAGGATCATCTAAATCAAGTACAGTACTCAAATCGCCATGTTCCTTGATAAGTTTAGTAGCCTTTTTAGGTCCTACTCCTGGGATGCCTTTGACATTATCTCCCTTGTCTCCCATCAGAGCCCATATCTCAGGCAGGCGTTGAGGTTCTACACCCCATTCTTTTAGCACTGATTCGACATTAAAAATTTCTTCTTCGATATCACGGGAACTAATACTAGGTTTAATAACAACGATGTTATGTCTAATCAATTGGTGTAAGTCATGGTCAGCGCTTACAATGATTATTTTATCAAACACTTCTGAGAATCTCAACGCTGCGGTAGCAATGATATCATCAGCTTCTACATTTTCTAATTGGATATAAGGTATGCCATTCTTTAAGCATAATTCCATAAAAGCAGAAAGTTGTGGCTTGAACTCTTGAGAGAAAGCTTCGTCCATAGGATTTCTTGGCTTATCATCTCTACGTTTCCGATTAGCTTTATACTCTGGATCTATAGCCAAACGCTTTGAGCTACGACCTTTATCGAAGGCGATCATAACATGTGTTGGGTTATGCCTACGAACTATGCTAGCAATTGTATTGAAAGCACCGAACGTCCCCCAGGTGCCAGAACCATCTGGTGCGCTAAGCCCTTGTCTCATTAAACCGGAAAACGATCTAATAAAAATATTGTGGCCATCGAGTAAGATTAAGCATTTTTTCATGTTGGGTCTACTCTAACACCTTTGATAGTACCTTTGCGATACTTTAACGTAGTTTTTTTGATTGGCTCTTTAAAAGAATCAACACGAAGAATAATTAACCGAAGTTGTCTATCCGTCATCTTATTCATTCTTCTTAGCGCATGAGCTATCTTTAGTATATCATTAAGACTATACCTGCGATCTCCTCCAGGAGTCCTGCTAATTACGATTGGCTCACCGAAAGAATCAAAAAGATATTGCTCTTTTTGCCTCAATGATTGTGAACTAAGATCAAAAAAAGCAGCAGCCATTGCAACAGTAAACAATGGCTTATCGTCTCGAAGCTTTAAGCTATCCTTCTTTTTCTTATAGGCTTCGGACATAAAAAGCTGAGCGAATCTTCCCAGGCATGGTCGCCTTTACAACCTGTTCCATGCCGATGTTACCTATTTTGAGTTCCTTCTCGAGGCATTCTTCGTTCAACTGGTATGCCTTCGTTGCCTCAATTAGCTTGCTTCCATCAGGCTTTGTAGTAATAGTCTGAGTCTCTACAATGTTTACTACTGATTTGAATTGATCGGTATCTAGAACTTGCTCAAGCAAATCGATATCGATATTGAGTTTACCACCCGTGACTTCCTTCGAAAGCTTGATACCATTCTCTGGGCTTACAAGGTAACCACTCGTCTCTGAAGGATCGTTGCCAATAGAAGCAATGTTGAGATTGATTACTTCAGTCGCATAAGCCTTCAGAGATGCCTCACGGCCTTCTACTATATCCTTCACCCTACGCACAGCAACGAGTTCAGCAGCCAAGGAATCGATCTCTACTGGTGACAATGGCTTTGCAACCTTTGCATCAAAAGAATACATCAATTCATTCAAGCCATTGATGGCATCTACTGCTATCAGTAGACCTTCTTCGTTGGCACTAGTTCGACGTACGTCAGCTCGGGATTGAGCCTTGCTGGATTCCCCATAGGTAGGTTCCGTAACCTCCTGAAGGGGAGTAGTAGCGAGTACTTTCTTTTGGGGCATAATGTAGTTTTGCTTCATTAGAGTTGTCCTTACTGTTTATGTTATAAATCTTATCATACCACGATAATGATGTCAAATAATAATTCATGCTTGTCTTACAACCAGATCAACCGTGTCGATTGTGAACAATGGACCACTGACACCGACTGCTGTAACCATAGCACGATTTGCTGCTTCGATCACATCGTTCTTTGTCCAACCGCCCTCGTTACCAAGCGCTCCCAAAGCTTCACTCTGGCCAGAGCCAATGGCATACCGTGCACTATTGGGAATTGTAACGCCAAACTTTTCATCGATAACAACTAAGTTATCTTCCCATGCCATGATGAACGAGCTTTCATACTCTTCCATCTTCACACCGTTATCGAGTAGGGCTTCACGCATCTTAGGAACGACTTCCTTAACAACGAACTCTTCGACAGGATAGATGTCTCTGTAGTAAGGCCATGATACATGATACTTAATAACTTGGATATCTCTTAGGTTGCCAGCACCACCGAAAATATAACCTTCGTTGATCTCATCAACCCAAACTTTGCTATAACCATCACTGTCCTTTGTGTATGGGGTAGAAAGTTCTGAGTCACCTACGATGACAACACCGCTATCAATGGTCAAAGCTGCTGCGATGACTGTCATTGTTCAACCTTTTTAAAGTTCCCATCCCACCCAGTGGCACCTGATAACCAGGCAGCAAATGCTGGGCCCATTTCATCTGGTTGAATATTATGTTTCTTTACAAACGCATCAAATTCATCCATTAGTAGTAGTCGTCCTCATCGGTATTGGGCTTTTCTTCCTCAATGAGATCTTCTTCAACACTAACGTCATTAGCAGTCTCTTCAACAGTTTCTTCTGTCTTGGGAGACTGTTCAGCAATGAGCTCTTGTACGACCGATGCAAACTGAGGACCTACAACTTGATCCCACATAGCAGCGAATTGGTCTGATAAAACTTCTGGAGAACCAACCTCATTTTTGTTCATACTAATCTCGCAGCCCACTTCTGGTTTGATCCAGTCCCATTCTCCCCTGGCATTCTTTACCTGCAGGGTAGCACCGATGCTTACGCTCAACTTAACTTCCATTGTCTTCTCCTTCATTCAATAGTACCCATTCCATCATAACAAGAATTCGGTTTGCTTCTGATAGGATAGCATCATCGATTTCAATGTCATTCGCAACGATTATCTCTAGCAGGTCCGATACAGTTTTTGAAACGCTCTTTACTGCACGCTCATAAAAAACATATTGGTATTCTTGGCTAAAATTTTGCTCATGTAGAGCATTCTCATTAGCGACTCTTTCTTCTTCTTTTTCCATACTCTTTCTAGCCATTTCTAGTGTCTTACCCGCTGCAATCATTTCCATGCTAGCACCGAACAAAAATAAGTTTCTCTTAGAACTCTTACGCATACTTTCTCCTTACTCATAAATAACTATATCATTATTCTTGCTACGTTGCAAGTGGATGATGAGAGGATTGAACTCCCGACCTTCTCGGTGTAAACGAGTTGCTCTACCGCTGAGCTAATCATCCTTGGTGCCTCCACTCAGACTCGAACTGAGATCCCAGGGTTAGAACTCCTTTGCACTATCCCTTGTGCTATAGAGGCATGTGATCTAATAAATAAGATCGTCCAACTCTTCTAGTGTACCATAGTTAACCACTTCATAGCCATTAAAAGACTCTCCTAGAATGCCTTCTACTGATTCATAAACAGCTCTCCATGCTGGAATCTTACGGATTCGTGCATAATCCTCTTCAGTCAGAGCAGAAGGGTTAGGTACACGATTTATTGCTGATTTGAATGTGTGCCCCTGGCAAAAACGACCTTGAGATCTTTTCTCCTTTTTTGTAATAATAGTCCCACAACCACATTGGCACAAACGTGGTTCAATTTTTACCCAAGTAGTTGGCATTAGTGCTTCACTCCGTGTTCTTCGTCAAACTTCTTGTGTTCCTTGTGCCAGATTCGCTTACCCCAAGAGATGCCCACAAACAAGATCACCAAGTCTTCTAGGGTTGAATAGAACAGTTCAGCGGTAGCATGTGGTGCATCCGTGATCAGTCCCACTGCTTTCTGGAAGTATCCAGCTTTATCAGTTTGCTCACCAATCCATTGTGGATGGATAAGATGAACAGCTCCAATAATAGATAATAAGATTATAATTACAATCACTGGTACTGCGATAAAAAACTTATTCTTACTCTGCATACTTTTTCTTTCTACTAGTTGGTATCAAAGATATTAATATCAATTCCATTTGCACGTAAAACGTTTAATGCTTCCTCATAATAAGGATTACTCAACGTGCTTGCTGCCGGAGCAGCTCCCTTAAGCACACTTTTGATCCACATACTATTAACATCATAGTTGTTAAATGCTGCAACGAGCTTCGGTTCAGCAGGAATCTTACACAATTCTAGCATAATCGTCGCTGCTTGTTTTAATGTCATTGCCATACTATCTCCTTAGTACCCTGAGTGGGACTCGAACCCACACTTGGGGCGTTTTAAGCGCCCTTCCTCTGCCAATTGGGATATCAGGGCTTATACAAAAACCATCATACCAGATAACAACCTTATCATACTACGTGCCCCCGGAGAGAATCGAACTCCCGTCACAAGATTACAAGTCTAGTGTACTACCACTGTACTACAAGGGCTACTGCGTCGGGTAGGAGGGATTCGAACCCCCGACCCTCTGGACCCAAACCAGATGCGCTGACCAAGCTGCGCTACTACCCGTTGTTGGGAAGTTTAATCTCATTCCCAGGAGCTTGCTGCATCTACGGTATTTGCTTCGTTCGGAGTGCTCCCAGTTGGGCTCGAACCAACGACCTTGGGATTAAAAGTCCCCTGCTCTTCCAACTGAGCTATAGGAGCAGAGCATCATTTGCTAATGTCCCAATCTTCTAGACTACCCAATCGTACCATATGGGCGCATGGGTCTTCACCATATTCTTCCCATGCTTTTTGTTCACTTTCATGCATTGGGACAAGATCATGAGTATTACAAAATTGTTCTGAGCAATAACCATGCTCTTCACCATATTCTAACCACTCATCAAAAGTCATTCGAAACATTTAAAGTTCCTTAATATATTTGTTGTACTTAACTTTGTTGTCTCTAATATACTTTGGGTATGAGTCGTTGTCAAGTTCAACTAACTGAAGTTGAAAACCTCTTCCAAGAGTATCTGTATTATTTTCATAATGGTACTCGAGGTTGCTCTTGACATTATCTATGTCGAATTCAGTATGAGCGAATGCTTCAATCTTATTCTTTATAAATTCTGGGTCACCAATATATGTCCAATGCCATCCACCATTTGGTATATGAATAGAATTGTCATCTAATCTAAGACCAGTGGCCCAGAATCCATCGCGACGATATTCAGCTACACTGCATGCTTTTGCCTTCGACCAAACACCCTCGCCAAGATTTTGATTATTTAAATAATATTGATGGACCACCATGTCGAATGCATAGGTGAAATCAGGATCAAAGTTATCTCTCAAGAATTTAACAGCAATTGGGTTTGGAATCTCATCAAGGTCAGTGATTAGAACGATATCATCATCATCGTATTCAGAGAGATCAATGATCAGATCTCTTTGATAATTCTCTCGACCCCATTCCTGCGTAGCTATTGATCTACCCATTATATCTTTGGGGAAATCAATAGCTACTACAGAATGTTTTGGGTGCTGGATTGTGTTGGCTAGCATTGGTTTATCAATGCCTGTGAACGTCTGTGATGCTTCTACCGTATAGAACTTATCAACTACATCTTCTAGGATGCCTAGACGCAATTCAAGGATATGCGTCTCATTCCAGAATGGTGTGATGCTAACTACACGGCGTGGCATTACTTTTGTGCCTTGAACTTTCGCGCTGTTCGGGCCTTATTGGTTGCCTTATTGAATACATTGGTCCACTGCTTGCAAACTTTATCCCAAGTATTGTCTAGAATCCATGCGTGAGCATTCTCTGTTCTAAGAGCAGCTTCCTCTGGGTGTTCCATGATGTACTTGATTGTTTCAGCAGCCTCTTCTACATCCATCAGAGGGCGCATACGCTCATTGTCATTCTCTTTGATCACCCAGTGGGTAGGCGTATGACCGCTGCTAATTCTCCAACCACGATCATCTCCAAGAATCTCTGGCAAAGATGTGTTGTTAGGGGCCACGACAGGGAGCTTAGTAGCCATAGCTTCAGTGATGCTTAGACCCCATCCTTCACCATGCGTTGTGGTCAAGTAAAGATCACTTGCATTGTAGATCTGGTTGAGGAATTCGATTGGGAACCCACTGTGAGCACCAAACTGCTGCGGGTTGGGAATCGTGAAGTCCTTATCAGGGACCACACCAATAGCACTAGCCATCTTCATGATGCTACCACCGAAATCAGTCTCCTGCATATGCATATAAAGGAATGCGTCCTCGACACCAATATTACGGAGCTGCTTCAGAATCATAAGGCTACGTGATACATCCTTACGACCCTGGTTGCGGTTCACATTGGTAATGATGAACTTATCTTTTACAGCAGAGAAAATCTCTTCTTTAACGCGTTTCTTACCCTCTGGTGACAGCGGGAAGAAGTTACTGGTATTTGTGCCGTGGTAAATAACGTCTTGCTTATCAGCAGCTGAACCAATGTACTTCCGGCTCTCATTCTTAGCATATTCAGTGTACGCTACGGGGAAGTCAAAAGCTGCCACACACTGCTTAACCCAGTCTTCCTGTGGTGTGCAGTCGAATGGGTAGTAGTAGATTGTTGAAAAGGTCTCAGGCTTTGTACGCTGGAGTTCTAGAATCTGGGGGACAATAGGTTGAACAATGAAAGTATCCTGAACGATGAATACGATGTCATAGTCACGCTGAGCGAGCAAGTCTAAGAATACTTGACGACCAAAAACGTCCCCATAAGGCCCTTGTGTACGAAGAGCACTGATTGCTGGCCATAGGTTACCTGGCCATAGTGTGGTGTCGTATGGACCACCATCGTAGTTGACTCCTACGACATCGATCTCATAGCTACCAGACTTATTGATTTCTCCCATAATGTTTTTCATTACGGTACCGAAGCCTGTGCTACACGCGTAGTCACCCCAGGCTAATACTCTAATCTTGCTCACAACGGTCTCCACTCTTTTGGACTTAGACTATTATCATTATACGGGTTAACGTAAGTCTCATGCAAGTCTTTCTTAGCACTACCCCACTTTTTTACGAAGTATTCTCCACTCTTCATAGAGTTGAGAGGGAGGTTTAACTTCTGCGTAGTTTGATGACGCAAGTGCACGTATGGAACAACTGTTTGTAAAGTCTTGTACCCAAGCAAGTGCATACGGTATTTCATGTCTGCATCTTCCCACCAAGCTGGGTCAAAGTTCTCATCAAAAGTCCCACACTTGTCGAAGAAGTCTGGCTTGATAGCAAAGCAGGAGAACGATTGATCTTCTGGGTTAGTAATGTCTAGGTCCCATCCATCACCGAACAGGATATCACTGGGATCGGTTAGACCGTCGAGCACGTCCACTGGGAATGCCATTACATACTTGTCATCCATATCAAGTACATTCTCCGCAAGACGGTCAATGGTTTTTGGACCAAACATTGCATCATCGTTGCTTACAATAATGACATCGCAGTCTGCTGCAATAGCTTGTCGGATGCCACGGTTCCATGCTGCTGCGAGTGGCACCTGGACTCGATATTGTGGCTGAATAAAGACCTTTAGATCGTGTTCACTCTCCGCACTATAGACAAGATCGATTGCCTGCTCAAAAATATTTAGAACTGGAACGATTAAACCAATTTTCATACTTCATCCTTAACTGTAGTCTTTCTACCACGCCCTTGAATCTTAACTGGATGGTAGGTTTCTTTGATTGTTTCAATTACTTGGTCTCTAATGAACTCTGAGTTCAATGTAACCAATTCGATGCCAAGTTCTTTGCGCATCTTTCTACGTTCAGTAGTGCCGGTCCCTGCCCAATAGCCATATTCTTCATACTTAAGAGAATAATCTAGACAAGATGAACTAACTGGGCAGCTATTGCAGATAGCTAGGGTTTCTTTCAAAAACACTTTGCCATGTTTTGGATAGAAAGCATCATAATCTTCTGATGACATAGATGCGCAAGCAGCATCTTTTTGCCATTTCAGGTCAAGTGTATTTAGTTCCATAATATTTATGTGGAAGCAGTAGCTGTAAGGGCCTCGGGGGGAGTCAAGGTATGAACACCGACTGCAACCCCCGAGGAAGACCAGGCCCTTCAGGAGAGGCGAGAAACGCCCTCACTAGATAAGCTACGAATTGCTGCTCTTTACATTGTCCTTTCTAAATTGTTCCGCCTTCTTGAGCAGATCTACAATGTATTGTGCAAATTCGTCGGCTTGCTTAACGGTACTTTCCTTGGAACCACCGAGTGTAATCTGCTTGCCGACCAGTGTGCTATGCATCTCTCCGCTAAGGAGCAGTTCCATAACATCAACGTGAATCTGAGCATATTTTTTAATTGTCATTTTATCTTTATCTTTCTACCATGGGGCACAGTAGCCCTGTTGATCAGGCATACTCATAGTATATGCCTTTAGGAATTTTGTCCCTACGGTTATTTGGGTTGCTCTACTACTTGGTTTTACAACACTTCCCCCGAACTGAATCCAGTTGGGTCTATCGATACCTAATGCATCTGGGTACCAATAACTAAAATATCCCCAATTCCCTCCTTCTTCGCACTTAGCAACCTTCTGCCATTTGGCTAGGGTTGTTGCGCTCAGAATAATCTTAGCAACATGATGATGCTTTGTTGCTGCTGATGCTGTGTAGGGAACTAAAAATAAACTTAATGATAATGCAAATGTAATAATTGTTTTCTTTAACAAAATTTTCCAATCCTTGAGGAATAATTACTCTTGGTGTTGGTTCATTTGTCACCTCCTTTTTATCCGAATAGAAATCCTTTTGGTGTTAAATCTATCACATCGTACAAGTCTACATCCTCGTCGATTACTCCACGAATTGCTTCTGCTTCATCTCGTCTACGTAGAATCTTGGCGTCTGCTCGTTCTTCAATCGTGTTCGCAGCCACCGCTCGAAAGATCCAAGTGTGGTCAATACCTTTGCTTTTAGAGTCTGCTCGATTGATTCTATTGGCACGCTGCTTATAGTCTGAGTAAGTGCGCGGTACTTCGATGTTCCAAAGGTAAGGGGCATATAAGTTTAGACCTTCCTGACCTACGTCTGAAGTAATAAGTATAGCAGGCCCTTTAGTGGAGTTAAAGGTTTTAATGTTTTCAGTTACAGTATCGCTGCTCATACCAACTCCCCAGATAGGTAATACTGGAATATCCGGGAAGCGCTTCTTTAGAGCTTCTAGATAAGGGAACAAAGTACCATTGGTCCAGAATGTGAACAGTACAACTTTCTCACCATTCTCGATATATTCTTCGATATTGTTTTCAATGATCTGGTACTTAGCACTATTGCTTAAGCTTAAAACATCTCCGAATTGGTCGACAATCTCCTTGGCGAATCGGCTCTCACTCTTTTTAAGGCCTTCGGTTGTATTGCAAATCATTCTAAGCATATCAATATAAGACCAGTTTGCCACTGGGTTATCTGGGTTATACTTCTCCCTAGCACGTTCCTCAGCCCAATCGTAAACAGCACGATCGATGTCAGACAATTCATAAATAATTTTCTTAGGCATGCTTTCAGGGAATTGTGCAGCGATAGTCGGATCACTCTTCATTGCGATGTGTGTCCAATTCTCATGCTTTTTACCTAGGAGTGGGAGCTTAGTCCTATCCCATTCTTTTACATAGAGTTCTTGGACATAACCGTTGTTGAACATGCCGAACTCTTTGCCATAAAAACGCTTAAAAACATCACGTGGCATGTTACTAACGTCGTTAATACCAGGTTCAACAATAGAAAAAATGTTACGGATATTCAATGGGCTAGTCGTATATGGGGTTGCGGTCAATGCTAGTACACGCACATCATTCTTGGGATCATTGATGACATTATAGAAACCTTCGCCAAGCAATGAGGATCCTGTATTAATCTTCTGCGCCTCATCAATGATGATTAACACGCGCTTTCCTTCGATAAGCTCGAGGACTTGCATCAAGTCTGTACGGTCATATGATCGGACACGGTTGCGCTTGCCCTTAACCTTGACAAGGTTGCCTTCTCGTACTTTTTCATAGTTAAGACAAAGGACTTGGCTTTTATTTTCCTTGTAGAACTTATGCCTTTTTGCTCGGGTTAGTTTCTCGCTTACCCTATCTACAGACAAGTATGTCATGCGTCGGAATTCTTGTTCCCAGTCGTATTGCTTGATTTTCTTTGAGAATACGAGGACTAGATCAACATCGTTGTTATCAAAAAGCTTCTGGCTTGTTAAACAACTGAGTAAGGTTTTCCCAGCACCAGTGTCCCATTGGACTAAGACCCTAGGGCTCTCTGTGTGCATTTGCTTCCACACATAATTCAATCCAACGTGCTGGAATGGGAATAGATTGTGATCGTTTAAGAAGGGGCTATCAACAACGTATTTGCCCACGCTGCAGGCGTAAAGTTCATCATGCAAAGTCTTGGCTTCGTCATCTTCATAGATGATTGTATAGCCACCATTGATTGCTAGCTCTGTGAACTCAGCAATTTTATCTCGGTTCTTAAGAGTTCCATACGTATCAAGGAATGATGAACCATTGAAATTGTTATCAAGGGTCGAGTACCTCAATACCCCATTTAAAAGTTTGCTCTTCTGAACATAGATTGTCTTCTCTTTGGGCATAAAAGCATCTTAGCATGACTGATTGAAAAAATCAATCGATCGAGTATGGGATGATTGTCCCAGCAATCCTATTGATGTCAAAGATAGCAGGATGCACTTCAGTATTCAGTTGGAAATATGGTTTATTCTCTATGGCAGTACGTGATTCTACTTCATTTGTTTTACTACCACCTAGGTAATCAATCTGTAGATTTGAGTAGTAAGGGTTCTGTTTGTAGTTAGGAACAAGACTGACGCCTGAAATGAATGTTCCTGGGTCTAGAGAAGTCATTCTCAATTGGATACCATTCGCTGGGATGCCTGAAGCTGTGCTGATCAATACTTCTGGGTCATTGATCCCTGTTGTGATTGGGTACCATGTGCCATTGATAGTATTCCGGTATTCATAACGGATTGGGTGATAGAAGGGGGCAAGCATGCTCAAGTAGAATGGCTCAGCGATCCCATTGAGCTGAAGTACCTGGACACTAAACCATTGGTAATTAGAGCCAGTAAATGTTTCTAGCTCAACATCAAACCAAGTATTAACAGGCATTGCGCCAGGGAGATAGCTCTTCGAGGCAAGTATAACACCATTGGATTTTATACTGGTGGAGTAAGCCACTAAGTTTATCTGGTAGTTACCCTGGTTGGTTTGTGGCAAGAACATTCTTGCGACACCACTAATTCTCATGTTGCTTCGGTCAGCAGTAGTAACCCAGCTGGATGTGGGTGAGGCAAAGGCACCAGCTTGGTAAATATTGAATGGTGTACCGCTAGACCCACTAATAACAACTTGGATTGTATTACTAGGAGTACTACCTACATAATTGGTTCCAGTAACCGTCATAACATTTGTGACGCCACCGGTTACGGTTATAGTATTGCCGCTTACGAGGGTCCCAGAAATTACTCCGCTTGTTGTTGGGTTAATAAACTGTGTGTACAACGTACCAGTTGTGGTAGTTGATGCTTGCAACGTAGCAAGAAAATAATAGTTTATACCAGTTCCAGTAGGATTATAGCTCGCGTACCCAACTGTACCGAGCGATGGCGTACCAAGTGCTAATGTCCACGGAGTTGTACCCATGGTGCTATAAACGTTCGGTATGGTGAAATTATACGCAACCGAGTATGATCCACCACTCACAGACAAACCGCTGGCTGTGCCACCCGTGGTACCATTGACCCAAGATACTGAGGTACCTGTTACTGTGGTCGATCCAAGACCAAACCAATCTTTATTGGTATTACCTGAAACAGATGTGAAGTTCGCGTCGTAGTAGCTTAATAGGTTTGTTGACGCGTTGTATTGAGGTGTTTCTACACCATAGATACCTGGTTGGTTCTGAACTACTTGAACTATTTGTGCATCATTACCAAAGTTGCTTACTATAGAAACAATTGAGTTTTTGTTTATAACACTTGGGTTGGTATAATTCATCAACGTAATATCATTGTTGATTGAATTATTCTGCGTTAAAAAGCTTTTCCAGTCAGTTGTAAGACCAGCCACATTAAAGCTACTAAATGAATCGATAGTTTGGATCCATGGGGTCGTAGCTGTATCATTCGTATTCATATAAACGTAATTTATATCTTGTGAAGCGAAACCAGTGTTACTCCCGTTCCTTGATAACAGGTTCTGTGGCGTTCCACGCATGTCATCATAGACAACCTCATAGAATGTTGTTAAATATCTAACTCCAACAAAATACGATTGATGCCAACTTTGATCGATTGTTACTTGATTGTAATTATGGATTCTAGTGTCATAAAACCTTCTATCCAAAAATTCAGAGTATGATTGGAAATTATACTGGCCGTTGCTATCTATTAGCTTGTAGCTTTTTGTTGGATCAATAACTGTAGAGCTCGTGTTGTTACCAACGGTTGTCGATGCACCGAGTTGTGAAGTATTGAGCGCAGCGAGACTAGGCCAGCTATTGTTGTTTGCTACTGTATTTGTAGCAGCACCGAACACAGTTGATGAACTAAGCTGGTTTGAGTTCTGCGTCTGAGTTGTTGGGTTGTTGCCAACTGTGTAAGAGTAATTGACATTATTACCATCGATGATAGATTGCTCAAGATCATAGTAATATTGTTCAACATCCGGTGGAAATATGTTTACTGTTCTAGCAATGGAATCAACCGGCAAGTCATAAACTTCTGGGACTAACTTCGTGAATTCGAACTTAAGATACGTGCAAGAGGTCGTTGGTATTTCATAGATGCCTTTACGCAGAGTAAAATCTCTCTGGATAGGAGCCCAATAAAATTGGCTTGGGTCTATTCCACCACTTACCGAGTTTGTTGTGTAGTAAACATTAAATTTACAACCACTATAAATTGGATCTACATAAATTCTATTGATAGCAGTTGGGCTTGGGTCACTAATCTTTGCGTAAAAATAAACAATAGAATCTTTAACTGGTTGTGGAGAACATTTCCAATAGGCGGTGTCATTATTAAATATGTTAGAAACGCTGTTGTTTGTAAACTGATAATTTTCTACAAAACCAAAAAAGTTTTGTGTTGTTATCAAACCGCTTGGATTTGTTATGATTCCGTTTAATGGTGTCGTATTGTTGATAACTGGCAATGGGATGTCAGATTCCTGCATCACGCTAAGACCGAACCGGAAATCAGTTACGCCAATCGAATAAGGTGTATTAACTGGTAAAGATTGGTTCTGATACGTTTGGACAGCTTGGTTTCTCGTTATCCTTAAAGAGATAGAAGCTTGGGTACTACCACTCGCTGCTGCCGTAAGAGTCGATGGTGCTGTATAATTTAGACTAACCCAGTCATCTGTTGTATTGATATCGCTTCCACCGACTATCATAAAAGTAGAAGTTCCTGGCAACGCAGAACCATTTTGGTCCAAAAGTTCTACGAAGCAAGGGACGTTGAGTACAGCTAATTGCACTGTGTTGTAATACGTTATCTTGTTAGATAGAACGTACTTAAGAACAACGGGGTTGCTATTGGGGCCACCGAAGTCTGTGTCAGAAATCCAACTCGTTTGCAAAACTTGTTCAAAAGTAGATATGTTATTAGAGTTGTTGGTTATACCTAAATTAGGATCGGAATAACCAGTTTGTTGGGTGTTACCCAACGAGTCTACAACACCTGTGTGAGCATAAACTTTATTGTATACAAGACCATTTAATGTCATTGGTGGTTGTATGTTTTGTGTTACATAATCTTTTAAAGGGTCTGTGTTCTGTGGGATAATTGACATTATTGTGCCCCATAGATAGTAGAAGTCACTTCGACGCCAAGGTTGGCAATACTATTTGCTGGGTAACCAGTCGTATCGGTGCTATTGCAATAAGCAATATTGCCTGTCATATCAATTATTGTTTCTTGCGTCTGTAAGTGGGCAAAGTTTGGTGCCAGGGTTGTCGCATTGTTTTGGACCCAGTATCTGCTATTAGCTCCAGGAAGGATGTTCCCTGGCGGGTTGATTTGATTCGCATTGACATAAGTTTCTAAATGGAAATACTCTGAGTACCCATTAGTAGTTATGACATATGAGCCTGAAACTTGAGTGAATGTTTGTATCGGTGTGCCGAAACTAATGATAAAGTTACACGGAATCAATTTTTGTGCTGTGCTAAGGACTGCTTGAGCTAATTGTTGGTTCCATGACCAAAGGCTTCCACCAATCAAAGGTATTAGAACGATCTCTTGAGCATTATTGATCGAGCTCCTACCATGACCAGGCGATCTCCAACTCTCAGTTACATAAAACTTCATTTGGGTAAGTGCTTCGCACAGCGTAACAACACCCCATAGAGTAGCACCGGTCTGAAAAGCTTCCGCTGCACCGAGCAGGCGCTCTCTATAGGAAGCATCACTTGTTATGATACTTTGCCATTGATCAGTTACAAGTTGGTCAATGAATGGATTGGTTGCAAAACTATAAATTTCGCTTGAATTCCTTTTTACATCAAGGATGGTACCGAGTATGTCATCAAGGTTATTGAACTCTATATTTTGTTGGCTTATTTTAGCAGCAATTTGTATATTGTTTAATTGGCCCGTACCACTATTCCCCAATAAAATTTTCATTAACGTTGTTAAATTATCGTTGTCATCGAAATTATAAACGTTGTCGGGAAAGTTACTAACTTTTTGATCAAAAGTAGTATGGACCCTAACGGGGAAAATGTTACCAGCCATTAGAAGTTACTAGATCCCCTGATAATAAAGTTTATGTTATAAAGGTTTGGCAGCTGGTTACTAGCTAACATAAAATCGTTGGTCTTTGTGCTAATAGTTGTACCGTCAAGGGCAACGACATTGATGCTAGTCGTTCTGCAATTTGATATACCACCAACAGATAAGATCTGTGAGTTAATGTCAGCAAAGGATATTGTACCTAAAAAGGTATAGTTGTTAAAATATGCATTCAATAGATTATAGATGTTTGATTCTACAGTTAATTGGCTATAGCCAGTGCTGATTACTACATTGACATTTATTGTCAAATTTACGTAATTTACTTGGTGGACTAGCGTATTAACACCCAGCGGTCTGCTTTGCTGAGTCAATGATTCTACAGTAGTAACATCGCTGTTATAGCCATGTGTATAAGTAAGCCAACTGATGTTATTACCCGTTGGAAGAGCTGGCCAAGATGTTAATGGTGTTGAAGTGTCGAAGACAAGACCAGTGGATTGTAGCACACTGTTCTGATTGTTTGTATTATCATAAATTGGATAGACAATGGCTTTGCCAGTTACTGAACCTGAGATTGAAGCACCAACGGGTAAGACAGTATTCAAAGTTATACCGCTGGTAGAGGTACTAGAGATATAATAATTCGCACCGCTAACAACAGCACCACTCGCCAAAGCCATTCCTGGGTATAAGAAACTATTTGCGTTTGTTACGTTGAGGAAAGTAGTACCAGCGATCAAAGCACCTGAGCTGGTTGTTGCTGTAAACGTTGTAGAAGCATAGGGGTTGAGAGCGATTGGGTATGTTAAACCACTACCTGTAGCAACATTATAAAGGTAGACGGTATCAGCAACCCCCGAAGAAGAGATACTCAACTGTGATGGGAAGTTTATTGCTGGCTGTTGATTCAATGGCACATAAATGTCACCGCTAGTTGATGTATTACTTGATGCCAATGTACCACTAGCTAATATATAATTATTTGTATTCAGATAATTAGTACTTGATCCGTTGCTTAAAATGAAGTTAGGGTTGAATACCATCTGCTCTGTTATAGAGCTAGAAGTAGTGCCATTTATAAAAACATCTACAAAGTTACCGCTGGCAATTGCAGTAGATCTACTCGATGCTGGGCTATACTCTGAAATTACTTCTACAGTGTTGCCTAAGAATAATGCTTGGTTATTGGTACTATTCCCGATTGTCAGTGCTAGCTGAGTAGTTGGCGTTGTTGGATAGTAATAGTCAGTTAAATTAGCGAATGTTATCTGGCTATAAGTGTTTAGACCACTACCAACAAGTTCATTACCTTGTGGGAATAAATATCCACTAACAGTGCCATTGTAAGAAAGAGTCCCTGGGTAACCAATATCAGGATTGCTCGAGGTCACTGATTCGTAGTAGGTATACCCGCCAGAAGTAGTTACTCCACTGATAGTGGTGCCAGACATTGTCAACCTGTAGGGTAGTGGCATATTAGCGCCAACGGTGAAAGAACCGTTAGAAATAGTTGTAGTACCACTTACTAAGAATGTGAACCCATTATTAGTAACAAACGATGGATAAACATTATTTATCATAGTGTTCAAAGATGCTTGTAAACCACCAGGAGTGGTCGCTGTACCTATGCCACTAGTGGCCACTAGCGTAGTCCCGCTGTAAGTGATATTATTTATTGTTTGCCCGCTATAAGCAACGAAGTTTAGCTGGACACCGCCTGTTCCAGTATTGTTGCTTAAAGTACCCGATATCTGAAGATTCTCATCAAAATAATTTTGTTGACCGAATGCGTTAGCTAAAGTAACGTTTGGGTCTTGTAAAGCAGTAAGGATGTATTTACTATATGTACCAGCGGTGTTGCTAAATACTGTGCTCTGCCATCTGCCACGGAGCGCTGAATCACTCTCTGGGTCAGAACCGCCTGAGATTGCACTGTTGTTATTAACCGAAGTAACACCCATAAGAGCACTTATCTTCGTGATAATTGTATCCGCTGGTGCGTTACCAAATGCTCCTGGCAATACAGCTACGACTGGAACGTCTTGAGAAAAGTCTCCAACATTAATGATCGCTGGCGCTGTAGTGGCAAAGTATACGGCTGCTGTATAACTACCGCCCACAGGAATGGCAACTTGGGTACCAATGGGGATATCAATGATTGATGTGGCAGCAGAGCCAATTGAGAAAGTCACCAGACCAGTTGCTCTTTTACCCAGCTGACGATAGATACCGAAGAGGTTGCAGAAGGCATCTAACTCAGTGCCTGATTTCGTATTTATGTCATAGCTATAAGTTTGAAGGATTGAATTGTTGTTAGCATAAGCAATTTCTTGAGATACAGCTTCGAGGATTTTATACGTTGCGGTGCCCACTCCAACATCCCATGTTGGGTCATAAACCGATAGTGCTGCTTGCAGCCTAGCTAAAACTCCTGAGGTATCAGCCATTGTATACGTTAACTCCGTTATTGTCTAAAGACACTGTTAGATCGATTGTATTACTCGCCAAAGTCGTTATTGATATATTAGCTAAAATACTACTGTTTTGTACAGTCACGTTAACAGAATCTATGCTTTGAATAATTTCGCTCTTGTTCCATAGAGAAAGCTGAGCAGAATTCTGAGCAGTTTGTAAACTAAGAATCTGTTGTCCTAAATAAAGCTGTAATACTCTACTTATCTCACTCTGGATTGAGCTAATAGACGAATTATTAAGTTGTTGACCAATCATTCCAAGTAATAAACTACCAAAACCAGGTGTAGTTGGACCTGTTCCGAGTGGTTCTTCCAGCCATCTTGTGATATCTTGCACAAGCTTGTTATTACCAATAGCGAATTGGATCTTTCCACCACTCAATTGTATATCACCATTGCTGATTGAGATAGTTTTCATACTATCTTAAGCAAAATAGGGGTAATAATACATTATGCTAGCCGTTCAGCTTCGCACCAAGCGGTCATAACTGCCCATAACATTAGTTATAGGCCTCATTGGTAGTAGACTCAACAATTGTTGGATCTGAAAAATTAATCCCGTCATAAACCCAACCAACCAAGGGTTGAGCGGTTAAATCGCTAACATCAACAATATGAGATGATTGTGTAAAGGATGGAGCCAAAGAAGGGTCGGTGTTTAACACAAGCGTTACGTTTCCGTTTGTGTCTACAAAAGCAAGCGTGGACATTAGTTGTAAACCTCGTTAGTAGTTGTTCCGACATTTGTGTTTGTTGCAAAACTGCGACCAGCGCCCCATATAATTCGAACTGCGCCTGATCCACCACCACCACCGTAGTTGCTACCGTCAAGGCCGCCTACCCCCACTACGACTGTGTAAGTATTACCAGGTGTTACTGCAACTGTATTATAGCAAAGGTATCCACCCTTGCCGCCTGCGTAAGCCGTGCCGTTGTTGCCACCGCCACCTCCACCGCCAAATGCACCACCACCGGCTCCGTAGGCCGTACCGATTGCGGTTGCGTTACCACCACCATTTGTAGATGCACTTGCTGATACAGTTCCCGATATTACACCCGTGGGAAGCCCAGCAGTTGCCGACCCAACACCAGTTGTTGCGACCGTACCACCAGCGCCACCGTTTTCGTTTGAGTTGGTTCCAAGACCTCCACCGCCACCGTTACCGCCAGTGCCTCCACCTGTTGATGTACCAGCCGCGTAGCCGTAAAGATTGGAACCACCACCACCACCGCCACCGTGGGCTGATGTAGAAGCGGAACCACCACCTGCACCCGCACCAGAACTGCCGCTTAAACCGGCGGCGTTCGACCCGCCGTTTCCACCAGCGACGCCGTAACCACCTGCACCGCCACCTCCACCGCCCTTACCACCCGTTGCACCACCACCCGTACCACCAGCAGCAGCGTTACCGTAAGCGGTAGTCGAACTAGACCCACCAGGAGCACAAACAGTTGTGAGAGAACTAAAGTAGGAATCACCACCAACGGTTGCATTTCCGCCCGCGCCGCCACCAATGGCAACAACCTGAACTGATGTAATACCCGTAGGGCAAGTCCAGGTGTACGTTCCAGCGGTAAAATAGACGTGTGAACCAATGAGCGCGGATGATAATGAAAACTCACCGAAAGCCTGTGCTGACATTCCGCCACGGGTTGCAAGCATTGGGGTCATTAGAACTTAGTCTGTCCCAATAGAAGGGTCCAAGCGGATGACCCCGTGCAGATGATGGTAATGGTGTAGAAGTCCAGTGTCGAAGCGTCTGCTGCCGACCAAGCGGTTCCGCCCTGATAGTAGGACGTGATGCTGTTGTTTGTCGCGCCCTGAACCGGAAGGACGGATGACGAAGCGCCAGCCTGAACCGTGTTAATCGTGATGTTGCTGGGAAGGTACGCGGTAGCGCCGTTGATAACGCCGATGGCGACGGTGGCAGATCGTCCGGTTGTCGTCGGTGCGCCGGTTACGTTAAGCGCCCACGTCGCGGTCGGGTTGCCCGTGTAAAGGAATACCGCTTCGGAGCCAAGCGCGATAGATGCCGCCGTTGAACCTGACAAGGCAGTTGCAGAAATAAGTACTGTCTCAAAAGGCGCAATGATTGTCGGGTTGGTGCTAAGTACGTTGGAACCTGAACCTGTAGCCGTTGTAACACCTGTACCACCAGCCGCAACAGGCAAAACGCCGGGGCTATTGTTGACTTCGTACCATCCGCCACCAGAAGCAAACACGAAAGATATTGCAGAGCCAGCAGTAATGGAAAGCGTTGTAGACCCGCTGTAGTTCGGGTAACTAAACATATTTTGGCTGGTGTTGGCATTGAGGGTTACAACGTAGTTGGTGTTGTTGTAAAGCGTTGTGGTTGCGCCAATGACACAACTTCCATTTGCGGGCATTGTAAGTGTCGTGGCCGATGCGGTCTGATAAACGTTGTACTGGTTCGCGAGAAGAGTACCGGCGGAAGCGACACCGTTAGGGCTTGCGTAAGATGCAAGGTTCGCAGACGCGGGGATGGCCGTGCCGTTTACTGAGGTTACAGAAGGAAGCGAAGTGACGCTTGCAGACATAGCGCCAAGACTTGTCAGGGCCGCTGTCGAGGTTGAAGCTCCCGTACCACCGTTGGCGACGGATACAGTACCTGTGATTGCCGTGGTAATTGTTCCATTACCATAGGTTACGCCAATCGGTGCTGTGCCATTCATTGATGCGATCACGGATGCCCATGTCCCAGCGGTTCCACTGGCTTCTACGAACCCAAGCCAATAAGCCGATGGCTGTAGGGTGATAGCTGCCCCAGCTGAAGCTGCATCGATTGTTTGAGTGGCGAGGTTTGGGTATACATTCAATGTATATGGGGAAGAATTATCGATGTAACAGAACTGGCCCAGCCCAGTAATAGCAGGAAGCGACACACCTAACCCGTTGGAAGACGATGAAATTACATTGTATTGGGCTGTCAATGGTGTCGCTGTACCCAGAGAAGAGCCTGATGATGTAACACTATTGTTCTCATTGAGAGATAGGTTACCATTCATCAGGATAGAACCACCACTAATAGTAATACTGCCGCTAACGGTCTGTAATTTAATATTAGAAGTGTCCAAAGCATTAAGGATAATACTTGTATTATTACTAGTTTGAAGAGTTAGTCCACCGTTGTCAAACATGGAAAGCGATGTATTCAAAGATTGAAGTGCAACTTCTCCTCCCCCAAGCCCTTCAGTGGCTATATTAACTTGATTCCCGCCAATATTAATTTGGCCACTAGCAGTAATATTCACACTACTATTATTACTAGTAATGTCTACTGCATTATTCGCAGTTATTAGTGCATAGTTACTACTAGTAATATCTACACCAAAAGCGCCTGCATCATTGACATAAAAGTTATGGGTATTGGCGGTAAAAGAGCCAGACGTAGTAAGAACTATTCCATTACCATTGGGGTCTTGTACACTAAAACCACCGCTCTGGGTTAATAGACCTGGAGAAGCTGTCTCACCTGGACCAGTAAGCGAAGCATACCCACCACCTCCACCACCTGGAGTAGTCCAATCATATTCTGTTCCAGTTATTACAGTTAGCACTTGCCCAGGTTCACCATTAGTTGGTATTGTCCCAGTTAATTGAGCAGTGCTATTAATCTGGCGTGTGGTTGGGTCATACTCGCCCGCATACAGGTATAGCCTATAAAGGCTTGTTCGCTTTTCTACCCACCATACTTGATTGGACTCAATCTGTTTGATTGTTACACCGACAGGCAATGCTTGTAGATCGATCTCTACTTGGAAACCTTTCATGTCGATTGCATAACAGAAATAATTTTCTGGTGCGCCTTGCGATACACTAAAAGGGTGTAATTGGGGTGCACTCGTTATTATTACACGTAATACACCAGCTTTTTTATCCCAAGGGTTCCCTGTTACACTCATTGTACTAAGTCTATCCCATAGTGCATGATTGTTCCATTCTTTATTGGTGCAGTTAAGGTAGCTTGCGTCGAGAAACCACCTGTTCTATCACCCTGGTGTTGTACAGAAGTTACGTAGAACTCATAATGATCAGTGCCACCAGATTCATTATCTAGATTAAGTGCTACACGCATTCCTGGATACAACTCTGGCATGAATGTGAATGATACATTGCTAACGAATTGGTTAACCCATTGCTGCATGAAAGATTGCAAAGCATAGATATATTCAAGAGTATGGCTGTGGATAACACTCTGTTCTTGGACAAAAGGTCTGATACCATAACGGTTCAAGAAGTTTAGAACATTTTTAGCATTCGTTACTTGCCCAGCAAGATTACTGGAATATTTACCAAAAAGGATTTCCATGGTACTAACGTCTTGGATGCTGACAATACCTTGGGTAGTGATTTGGTCAGCAAAACTGACTTGTTGTCCAATACCTGTTGTATCACCAAGCACTGCAACGTGTGTGATCAATTGAGTATCATCGTGATAGATCTGGAAGTCTACGATCTCTACTGGGCTAATTTCTAATACTGGGTCTGTCCCATAGATACCATAATAATCTGGGAACCATGAAATGAAATCCCCATTTGGTGCGCTTTGGAATGTACGCAAACCCGCGCTCATAATTGTTGTAATGTCATTCATAACTGGGTTATCAAGGATGAATGCTCTCGGAGTACCTTGGACTACACTCGCCGCTATATTGAAGTTTGGCGACAAGTAAGGTGTGTTATAAGCATCCGTGAGACTAAACGCTGTTCTATCATTGGCATTAACTGGGTTAGCAGCAGGAGTTGTAGTAGTAGTAGCTGTATTAGATGTGTTTGGAGACGTTGCACCAACGGCACTTGTAGTAACGTTGTAATAGCTAGAAGTCATAACGTTGGGATTAGAATTCTGGTTTATTCCAGTGCCCCAACCATGGTGAAGCGTTATTGGTCTGCGGCAACCAATCAATCTGCCTTTCCAACCACCGCCCCAATCTTGCCATTGACCATCTTTTATTTGGTCCCAATAAAAAGGTTTTTCATTGACTGGGATACCAGGTTCGCTTGCTTGGATTGAATAACCAACATTAGGACTTGTGGGTACAGAAATGCTTCCTCTTACATTGTCTTTCGGTGGAGTTCCACCGAGTTCAACGCTACAGATTGTTACGTGCTGTGGTACGCCACCACCGTCTTTAGGAACTTCCCAGAACATGAGATCACCAGGTTGTGGCGGTACCGAGTTAGGTATCCATTGGCCATAGGTCCCTGGATCATCTCCATTGCTTGACCCACATTCTTTCGTAGTATTACTCCCGTAAAGATTGATACCAATGGTTGAGTATCCCCAATAAGCAAGCCCTGAGCAATCGAACCAACCCTTCCCTGAACCCGCTGCACCAGGTGTAATACGATAGTGTGATCCTTTAAGTGCCTTACTGTACTGATCACCGAGCTGCCCGCGAAGGTTGGATAGTAATGTTGCTATCGCAGTAGGTATCGATGATGGATCTGTTGAACCAGTTGAGTTTACACCAAAGTATGAATCAGCTTGGGTAGTGTTCAGGTTTGGTTGTACACCAGCACTAATCTTAGTTTGGTCTGCCCATTGGAATGTAATGTTGGCATAATCGCTAACATTTGAATCTTGCTTCCATGAAGAGACATCTTTGATCGAACCATTTAGATAGGCAACCACAGCTGGATGACATTGCAAGTAATCAACGGAATCATCATATACAGCTTGATTCTTTTCGGTTAGGTTAGCCTTTTGCGGAACACTCGTTGCTCTAACGGCAACGACTCTATTTGTTCTTTGATTCGCAAGAAGCAAAAGTCTACCATCATAGGATTTTTTGATTCTATTGTACGCGAGCCATGACTTGGCACGGCTAATTTCTCCGCTATCTTTCAAACCCATATATGAGAAAGGAGCAGAACAATAATAAATATCTTGGCTAATACCCTTGAGGTCTACTGGATTATTAGGATTGAAACCTGGGAAGTTAGCCAATCCACCACCAATTGGTCTACTATTGAATGCTATTGCTTTGGATGCAGTGATGGTTACACCGATGCTATTATCCGGTGCATCGCTGTTCTTCAATGTTTCTGCAGTTTTATATTCTGTACCACCGCTGGAAACACTCTTACCGCTAGCAATACTATCTATGCTCAGAATTTGGCTAAGCTGCGAGTAAATGCTATTTTCTAAAGCAGTATTAGAATTTAATAAATCAGAGTATGCATTCGCAGCAAAACTAATAAAGTTAGCGGGTATACCTTGGATATGGATAGAGTTAGCATTCCAGCCACAAACATCTGTAAGCACATTGACTACAGCTTGAGCAATACCACCATCATTAGTAGTCTGATTACTACTAGAAATTGTTTGGTCCATATAATTAAGCAAAAGTTGTTGGTACTGGATGAGAGTGTCGTCCCAGTATGTATTCTGCAATAGGTATAGAGTACAATAAGCGTTGATAGTGATGGGCGTTGGAACGAGAGTTTCAATCGGGGCATATGTAACAAGACCCGTAAAGCATTGGACCTCATTGGTTCGCTTTAGGAATACTGTTATACGATCCATTGTATTAATGGTTCGATTATATTTACGCCCAGGGTTATTTAGTGTGCATGAGAAAGAGCTCGGTGAAGCTATCTCTCTATCCATATTAAAATTAATTATGTCAGAGGATACATCTATCATACCATTGTTCATGGTTGATATAAATACTTTAATGTCTGGGGTATAGAAGAATGTTCCTGATTGGTTAAAACTCATTGCCCTGGCAGTCCTTGGATCTGTTGTGTTGCAACAGTTAAGTTATTAATACTCATCCAGTTTACACCATAATTGTTTTGGTCAGCAACTGTCGCTTTGTAGCCAGGTGAATACGATGCCAATGAGTAGGAGCTCGGGGCATATGTCGATGCAGATCCCGGCGCTGGCGTTGTCATAGGCGTCTTAGCCACGTTAGCAGTTAACATGTTCATCGTATAGTCCGTTGTAAATACGTTTTGGAAACGTACGTGCATCTTTTCTGCAGTTTGTATAAACCCACTTATGGTAATAGGATTTAATGGTTCTTCACTGATCAGTTTGTTATAATTTTTAACATTAGAATTGTTGTAGTAGTTCAGCACCATTGGGGTTGTTATGCTGCCGTTGACAAGAGATAGTTGATGAGCACGGATAGCATCCTGGAATAAATTCATCTTTGCGAACCCATCAGCTGGGTCTATTTTTTCAAAACCCTTTTGTTTAACAGGATTAGATGGTTGGACACTCCTAAGTGGCCATGCGATAGAGAAATTCATAAACATCTCTGCACGTCTAATTGGTATCCAACTCATACGATCGCGAACTTGTTGGCTCATAAACTCATTTGAAGTGGCAGTGTTTATTCTTTGCAGCCAAAGTTCATATGTTGTTAGTTCTTTACCGTTGTATAATGTTACTGTTGCGTTCCCAGCCATTGCTGCCAACCTTGTTCTATTATGGGAGCAGATTCATGGATAATACCCATTGAGTTACTCCAGGCGAACCCATTGAAGCTAACGGCTTTAGCATCTGATGGGATAACTGGTGCAGAAATTTTACAGTTATAAAAATAATTATTATTAGGTTGAGCGTTCATTAATCATCCTATTAACTTGTTTTAACATTTATTGAAGAGATACTTGACATACCTGTGTACAGCCCGTTATAACCTATACCACCGTTTTTATCATTAACTATACGGTTTAATGCATCACTGGTAGAAGCAGACAATGCATTGCCATTAACATCTTCTTCTACTTCGAATGACATATAGTATGGGTATGTCACCGTTGTAACATCCCAACCAATTTGCATTTGTTCTAAATAGACTTGCCACACTATGTTTCTGCTTGGTACATTTAGGGTGACACTTTTTCTAGTTTGATTTTGATCATCTTGTAAAGTTCTAAAATTATCATAGAGTTCTATCAATGATTTTCTACTACCAGCTTCTCCCTGGAGTATCATGCTCGTTATTTGAGCAGATAAGATCTGTGTTACACGACCACCGATTGTACTAAAACTTTGAGTATTAAGTTGATAGTTCCAAGTAAGACTGTTGATGTTAAAAGGGAACTTATATTTCTTATTAGATGAATCTGTTATGTAAGCTGCATCTTTATCCGTGGTCATCCTGTATGACCTTTATGCGAGGTAGGAGAATTTTTGGTCATCACATGCAGGAACTTTTTAGCAGCAGCAGAAAGTTCAATTGTTACTTGGTTGAGCTGGTATGGTGAGTCAGCATTCGTATAATTACTGGTCGCTTTTTTGTACGCAGCGGCGGCTTGTGATTCATTGGTAGTGCCTTGGAAACCTTGAACATTAGATTCAGCCTGGTATTTATCATAAAAGTCTTGCAATGCATTTTTAGCACCGGCCACAGCGCTAGGAATCGCTGTTTTGAGTGACTGACCACCACGTGGCTGAAGCGCAGTTGTTAACTGTTTTGAGGTGGGCAAGTTTTTTGGGGATGTTAATGATGGAACTGCACCAATACCAGCTTGAGTAGATGAACTCTTTAGAACTTGATATGCCCAGTTAGCTGCTTCTTGTGGTGATTGGATATTAGTAAAGCCTGCCTGCTGAAGAATTAATGCAAGAATTTGCGCATTATTGTCTACGTCTGCTGATGTTTTAATCCCAGCCCATCCTAAAATCTCCATATTGTCAGCAGTATTTGCTGAAGCAATGGCTTGACCGGACATACTCTTCATCTTTGCATATGATTGCATATAACCAACACCTTCTCGTTGTGCGAATAACGCAGTTCCGAGAGGTGTTTGCATCGCTTCTAAACCAGTTTGCTTTGCTTTCTGTGAGATTAAGTTACCTGCACCGAATGTTGCCGCATTAAGCCCCATGTATGAAGCTGCTGCTGGACTTGCTCCCATAGCGGCAGCAGAGGTCATACCACTCATGTATGCAGAGTTGCCATAGGCAGTGCTAGTGGTCGTAGTGTTTTCAAGATTTCTCACAGCTCCGAATGCATTGGCATTTGTTGTTATGTCTACGCCCACACCCAAACCACCACCAAGGATCTGCTGTGATTGTTGCGCATTCAAACCATATTGCGTTTGGAACTGGATTGCATTGTTTACATAATTCTGGAGCTGTGTGCCTTTAAGGCCAAGACCAGCACCCATCATTTGCGCTTGCATAACATCTTGTGCACTAAAAGTTGGATTCAAACCAAAATCAGATTGAGCATAAGCTCCGAGTGTCATACCTAAACTTCTGCCATAATTTGTTTCACCAAAAACTTGACCTTGCTGTTGAGCAAATCCAGTAAGTTGTCTGGCTGTACTGGCAGCAGCTTCTGCAATGGTTGCACCAACTCCAATAGGGCCAGCGACCTTCAATGCAGCTTCAATTGCTGCTGAGCCCAATATTTCTGAAACTTTATTAGCTAACTTTAAAGTAGTTTGTTCAACCCCAGCAGGTATACCACCTGTTCGAGTTGTTACTATATCACCATTCTCATAACGTCGTGGGAGACCTGTAGATGAATCAATTACTGGTTCTGTATTAGAAGCCTGTGATTCTCTTATGTTACCAAGCGTAATGCCTGCAGCGTTCATTGATTGGCTAGCTACTCTGGCTACGGCCTTACCAATCAATGGTATATTCGATACATTATTTAGATTATTCATCAGACTTCGGTAAGCGATCTCAGCTGAACGGCCTTCTTTACCAACTGGGATTATGTTCTTCATTCTTGGATAATCTTCAAGCTGTTTAAGGATTTCAACTTGTGATGGCAATGCGGGCCTTCTATATACAGAAGATCCAATATTGAATTCATCATTAGGCATGATAAGAGGTGATCTACCACCTATACTCGCATAAGATTCATCTTCCTCACCGTTACCGCCATCGGGGAAGCCTGGGCCTCCTGGAGGCATTCCAGAGCCCCCTGGGGGTCTTCCTCTACCACCTCTGCCGCCTCTACCACCACCACGTCCAGCTTCACGACCAGCAAAATCTTGGGGGAATGGGTTGGCTGAATATCTATCAATGCCCACTGCGGCAGTTGAGAACTCTGTCCTACTACTAAAATCTGGGCTGCTTGTAATATCTTGTCTATAAGCACCACCGTAAGCGGCTACAGCATTGCCACCACCACCCATGGTACCCATGATGCTCATGACATGACTCATGTTGCCGCCAGCACCTTTAACAGCATTGATTACTTCTCTTACTGAACTTAGGTTATTTCCTAGAGAAGTTTGGAAAGCTTGGTCAATGGCGCTTGCTACTTCTAGGCCTTCTTTGATAGCCTTAACAGATTCTACAACTGTTTTCATAGTTTCTGCTAATTCTTTGGCTCTATCATTCGATGTTTTGAATGAAGAGTCTAGGGATTCGACATCTTTTCTAATGTCTTTAGTTAAACCTGATGCTTCTTGTAAACCTTCGACCAGGCCTGAGGCATCGCCATTGATATTGACGCCTAGTTGATAGGAGCTGTCGTCTGGAGCCATCATTCATCCCCTATCTTATCTATATCTATCCCTGATAATGGGGATATGAATGTTTGTCCCGTTAAGTTCTCGTCCTCAACACCCTGGTTGTCACCATCCATCTCAGCGAGCATTCTTTCAAGCTCATGCAATTCCTCGATGGATCCTGGGGTTAACCATTCAACACCAGTAACACCATTCTTTTCATCTTCTTCTTTTTGTTCCTTGTAGAAGCGATACATTTCAGTGTTATTAATAAGCATATTCTCTTCGAATAGAGCTTCTCTAATCTCTTGTTCTTGCTTATTTTTTCTTTGCATTACAACTGCTAAAATTACTTCTTGTACCGTATTTAGATCTTGCTTATTAAGAATGCCTTTAAGGAAAGCTGATTCACTTTTCTCAATAATGTATGGATCTATTTCCCATCTTTTGGGGTATCAATGTCTTCTTCAATTTGTTTAAAGATATCAAGAGGCATGATAGGATCTAATATTCCTAATTCTTGCAAGACAATAACGACTTGGTTCTCTAGGCTTTCAATCTCATTGTACAATAGCTCAACGACAGAGTCATACCAATTATTGGTAACATAATCAAACTTTTGTCTAATAACATTTATGTTTTTGTTACTAGGAACCAACTCACTACCGTCTACACTAACTAGACCAGCAGCGACTATGGCGGATTGGTATGCACGTCCATAGCCGATGCTGTCTAGGTAAGGCTTGGTAATAAGACTAACTTCCAGCTTGTCGTTGACAGTAAGAGTCTTTACCACAAACTTGTGGAATGGGATCTTAGTTACTTCACGCTGTAGGTGACCTATAAATAACATTCCTTCAAATTCATCTTTCCACTTATCTGGGAAAGAATTATTATCTTGGACTTCGGTCTGGGGAAGGTCTTCAGTTCCCCATCCGTTGTTTTCATGTGTTGTCATTTTACCTTTGGGTCTAGGGCTATTAGTTTAGCCTACCAATTTATCAGTTCTTGTTCAAGACTCGACTGTAAGGCTTCTTGACGCGGCGGCTACGAAGCTCAACAGCAGAGAACCACTGACCAGTACCGGTACCACTCGCAGGAGCAGTCAGGACTGTACCAATGATATTGTTGGCAAGAGCACTACCAGTAACGATTCCACCGCTAACTACAGTGGCAGTCGAAGCAGGGATCGTGGCATAACCAGCGTTACTAGTGCCACTTACACCAACGGCAGCACCAATGGCAGTACCACTGACGACAGCTACGTTAGGGCAGAGACCCTCGAACTGGACCCAACCGAAGTTACCAGCAGGAATGTTTACCAGTGGGACACCAGCAAACTCACCCTGTGAGGTGCCAACTGTTACTACAGAGCCATTGGCACCCGAGAAGGTCGTATTGGCACTGATGACGTACGGGGTGCCGAGGCCATCTTGCTTGACCTGGTACGTGATACCTGAGGCAGTTGAGATGTAACGGTTGTTCTTATCAAGCCATACTGTGCACCAGCCACCGGAGATGGTTGAAGCTGTACCGTTATAGACAAGTGTGTACTTGCTCTCATCGGGGCCTTGTACGGTCTGGTTAGAAGCAGAACCACTGAGCGTGGAACCAGGCAACCCGATCCCAGCGCCTGTACCAGCAGAGCCACCTGGGTCAAATCCCTGGGCAGAGAAACCAGCAAGGCTGATGTTACTCAAGTTAGGGCTAACCTGTGTCAGATATGTCAAGAAACTCTGGCCAGAAGCAGCAGCCATAAGGTTGATGCCAGAAGAGGACTGAGCCAAGACGTAGCTACCACTAGCTGTGGTTACGTCGGTGTTAACGGTGACGACCTTGATAACATTCTGACGAGCACCGAGGCTAATCTTCGAGAATGTATCGGCATCTACAACGTATTGTACACCAGGGATCATTTTACGGTGGTCTGGTAAGATGGCCTGACCAATTCCCGCTTGAAGCTGAATTACATATGAACGTGCGGACATATTGTTTAATTACCTTTCTTAGGAACCTGGGAAGGATTCTTTTCTTTGTTTGTACATGATTGTCATGGTTTTAGGGATTGTCATTGTTCCGATTTGGATGAGTTCATCGATCTGAGCATTAATTACGGTACAACCATGGTAAGTTACTCTACGTACAACACCAGTTGGGCTTGTTATGGTTTTTGAAATAATAATTTCATTTGCGTTTAATTGTGCTGCAAAAACTCCCAACAAGTCAGCTGCATCAACGAATTTGCCACCAAGTTGGGCCCAAACTTCTGCGTTCCAAGTTTCAAGGAATGTTATTTCAAGAATTCCAGCGTTCAAAGCTGCTGGCAAAGCAATCTCAATAGGGTACTGGTTGTCTAATGGTTGGATTGGTTGAGGCTGAGCAACCGGTTGAGGAGCCCTCTCACTTACCATCTGTACGTTAGCAAGAATTTTATTTCCGTATGTAAAGGTTGTATAACCTCCACCTACGCGGAATGTTGAAGTAGTCATTAATTCATTCTCCTAGTATCTACGAGATCGTCGATTGCGAACTGGCACTGATAACTGTTCCAGTTTGAGTGTTTAGGCTCAGAGTTACCTGGATGTAATTAACTGGATACGTTGGCGCATATTGGAACGTAATATTTATCGTTGTTGGGTTGGGTGGTCCCAGCGTGTATGCAAGATTCTGATAACCCTGAATAAGCCCTGAATTCATGGCTGCAGTAAGAGTTCCTTCAACAGTGCTTAGAGCAGATGCCAAAGTTATTGCTGTTAGGGGGCCACCAATTAGATCAGCGTTATTAAGATCGTAAGCAACATTATTAGAAAGCTGGTCACCAATAGCACTTAACGAGATTTCTTGTGTTACCCAGTTAGTTATATTAGTCGTTAGGCCCTGAAGGACCCAGAAATTACCATCGCGCTTTTGGCGAACTGTAGTAATACCATATGGCAAATAGTTAGTGGCTGAGTCGACAAGGCTAATCTGATTAGGAATATAGTTGAATCCAAGAACTTGCTTGTTTGTGATTGAGGTCGCTACATTGGTTTGCCCAACAAAGATTCCAGCAAGAGCAGCAGCAAGATAGTAACCAGGAATATTGAAGTTCGCTGTGGTCAACCCTGTGGTTGTATTGTATCCTGGGTTATAATTTATAGAAGCTGGGTAGACCAGGCTGACTCTAGTACCTGCACCACTATTGCCAAAACCACTCGCGAGTGCCTGCAAAGAAGCAGTTGTAACTTGCCCAGCAGTTCCATCAACACCAACGAAAGCTCTTTGGTAAGAACCAACAGAATTCTGATTGATCAGATAAGCACTGATGGCGCTCGCAACACTTCCGCTGTATGCAACGACGTTAGAGCCACTAGAGCTTATAAAACCGTATAGTGGAACAAAAGCGTCTACACCGGTAAAGTTTGATAAGTAAATCTGGCTAGCGCCAGTTACACCAGTTGTGAATACACTTGCCCAGTCTGCGGTAGAGGCGGCAGAAGTTCCACTGCTTGATAATCTAGCAACAGGAAGAATTTGCACTGTATTAGCACCATTTTGGAAAGCCAATTGTGTAGCGAGCAACGCTGGATTAACAATCGTAGTGCCGCTTACAGCAGTACCGATGACGCTTGCTGCTTGATTAAATGTATAGTAAGTGCCATATGCACCCCAGTTGTGGCCATATGTGACATTAACAGTTCCACTAATTGGTGTACTTGTAATCCCAGATGTTGTCAATGAACTGTAAGCATTACCCGAAGGGGTATAGATGTTGAAGTTAGCTCCAAGCGTTCCGGTTACAGTCAAACCAGAGGCATTTGTCCAAGTTACTGTGTAACCAGAGAAAGCTGTGTATGTACCCGTATAAGTAGTATTAACCATTGGGACAGATAACTGACCAATCGTTATACCGCTGGTAGAGACTACGTTGTTAAAAGTGTCAGTGTTAGAACCTGGCGTGACCTGGTCCGCGATGATGGCAACGTTAAGAGCTGTGGGGTTCGCAGTGGTGAGAGACGTACCCGACTGCGTAACGTAGACCCCTGGGATCTGATAATTGGAAATGGGCATACATTCTCCTTCAATGCCTTGTGCAAAAACCTCAGTGTTTTACAATCTTTCTTTTTGAAGAGTTTCCTAGAAAGCTATATCTTCTACTAATTTGATGTATTCTGTGCCGCTTGCAACCACTGCAGTAACCTGTGGAACCAAGTAATTGTACTTAGTTGTGTAGAAGTCACCTATACAGCTAATACGTAAACTTGCTTCATAAGTTAATTCTTCTGGGCTCCATGGAGTGCCTGCGCTGACACTATCCCCTAATATGTTAAAAGTACTGGGGAGAATTGTCATACCAACTAAGTCATTATTGGCAATACTGTTATAAAAAGCAGTACTTGCAACACTTCCACCACCCATAAGGATCAAGTTGCTGACACTATCGAATAGACGATCTCGCTCTTCGCTATGCATAGCCATTATTTGCAGGTCGATATTACCTTCAAAATAACCATTTCTAGTTACATTCGTTGCCGGGTAACTAGTGCCACTAATAGGGATTCCAGTGGTTGAAACGACGTATGAATCGGGGTTCAAACCGAACCATTGTACTTTGCTTGGTCTAAATTGCACAAACATTGCAGGCCATTCGACCATTTCGAGTGGATACTCGATGGTAATACTGTTCGGCGTTAGATCCAAGCTTGTATCGATCGGTGATGAGGCTAAAGAACTAAAACCCGCATTCAACGCTTCAATAATCGCCGTTTTGACTGCTGTTATGAACATTGGACTATATATTTCTTCCGAATAGAATCTGGCTTAAAACATCTTTAAGCTCAGTTTGCATCAACATATCAATCATCTGGGAAGGACTCGCAGAGTTTTTCCATTCGTTGATGCTCTTGTTAATAGAATTTTTCATGAAAGCTACACCTGGTTTATTAGG